GTTTACGCATGCGGCCCACGGTACGTGTACCGTGAGTGTATGAGGCTATCTCAGCCCCAGTTAGAGTCCCCCACTCAAATAAAATGGGAGCGAAGACGTCGAGCGATCGACGCGATTAACCAAAGCGTCCGCAAGGACGCAGGTGGTGCCGGGAGGTTCGACCCGGGACAGGCACAACTCCTTCGCAGTGCTATCTTCCAAATCTGTCTTGGTGATTTGGCGAGCTTCGAGTATTTCGAAGACGAGAACGGATTCTTGGTTGACAAGTTCCGCTTCCACGATTGGTTAACCTATCGAGGGAAGGCCTGGTTCAAATCCAGGATGGCAAAAGAGTTAGGTCACTCGGATGCCCAGCGGATCGGTAATCTCCGACCGGCTGTGTACAAAAGACTGCAGCAAGCAATCGCTGCTTTAGGGAAGACGGTTATTATAAACCGCCACCTGTCCCATGGTATGATTATCATGGACCGTGAATTAATACTTAGCTTCCGGAGTTTCAAACTTCGGACCCTACAGTATGTGGCCGAGAGGATTGCTACCGGCTACTCCCAAGAGGAATCCGTGGGAATAGTGTGCAGTGAGTTTAAGAACTTATCTGCCTGGGTCGGTTGGCACTTAGCCAACCGTACCGCTAATGACAGGCCGGACGCGCCTGTCCTTCCATTTATACCAATGAGTGTAGAGGGTTACCCCTCATTCTCTTGGTTTGGGGGTGGGCTTAGCCACCTAATCCGTCCGTGGCTCGAGCCTCGGAACAAGAACTCCGTGTGGGAGTTAGCCCAAGTGAGAACATTTGGGCGTGCTCTACCTGCCGGGGATACGGCAGTTCAAGAGCGTCTGACTCGTAAGACGATTCAGACCTTGACCAAGTCGCAGACTCTAGAAGTCTTGAAACAGCAGCAGGTTCGTGCTGTAGTAAAAGGTGTCGTGTCTCGGCTTTCACGACAACTGCCAGAAGATTCTAGCAGTACCTCCTTTGGAGCATCTAAATGCTTCACAGGATTGTTCGGGAAAGATGGTCATCTTTCTCAACCTCAGAACGAGTTGATTCGTTCTGAGCTACCAGTCTTTGGTGAGATG